TCTTACTCTTGACTCTGCTGGTGGCACACTGGTTGTTAATGACGACCTTGATGTTAATGGAACTGGCACTCATACATTTGCTGGTCCTATTTCCGTCACTGGTGCTGGTACATTCACAGGTGATCTTATCGCCTTCTCCTCTTCTGACCAAAGACTGAAAGATAATGTTGAACCTATTGAAGATGCTATCGCTAAGGTCTTAAGTCTTAGTGGTAATACATTTGAATGGAATGATAAGTCCGATAAAGAAGGACTTGACATTGGTGTCATCGCTCAGGAAGTTGCAGGTCTTGATTTACCAGGTCTCTATACAACTAGAGAGGATGGATACATGGCAGTTCGTTATGAAAAACTTGTGCCTCTGCTCATTGAGGCAATCAAACAACTTAATGCGAAAGTTGATGAGCACCATAAATAACTAGAAAAGCATCCAGAGATGGCGAATTATAGAAAATCGTTTAATTTTCGTAATGGTGTTCAAGTTGATGATGATAACTTAGTTGTAAACGCTAATGGCTTGGTTGGTATCGGAACGACCGTACCAACTGAGTCTTTGGATGTTAGAGGGACCGCAAGAGTTGTTGGTCTTGTCACTGCTTCTAGTGGCATCATTAAGAACTTGGAAGTAACAGGTGTTACCACAATTACTTCCGGTTCTGTAGGAAATCTGAACGTAAATGCAGCAGGTATCGCCACTGCTGTATCTGGTGTGGTCACCTATTATGGTGATGGTTCTAAATTATCAAACATTCCAACGTCACAGTGGACAGATATTGATGTTGGTTTAGGATTTACAAGTATCTACAATAAGGGATTTGTTGGTGTATCTACCAACGATCCTAGAATGAACCTTCAGGTTGGTGGTAATCCATTACTGTCTGGTACACTCCCTGGTGGTGTTGGCATCAGTTCTCTGGGTCATATTAAAGCAACTGGTGTCGTCACTGCTACCCAGTTTGTCGGAGATAAGTACACTGGTGCTGTCACAGGAAACATAAACTCTACGGGTGTTTCTACATTCACTGACCTCAAAGTTGGTAGCAACATCACTGCAACTCTTGGTGTCATTACAGCAACAACATTTGTTGGTAATGTAACTGGAACTGTAACTGGTGATGTTGTTGGTATTGCCACAACTGCCAGAGGTCTGATAGGTTCGCCCAACATTACAGTTGGAACCATTACTGCCACAGAAATTACAGCAAGTTCTGTAAACCTTCCAACTGCTGGTATCGTAACTGCAAAGACTGAATTAAATGTTGGCACAGGTGGCACAGTATTCACCGTATTAGATACAAATAAATCAGCATTTGGTTCAGCAAGTCCTGATGCTAACTTAGAAATTAGAACCGCATCTGGTATTTCTTCCGTTCATATTAGAAATACTGGAAGCACATCTTTACTTACACTTGGCCGCGGCGCACCAACGACAACTACATCAGGTGCTCTTCGCTTTGGTGGAGACAGTGCATTAAGTTACAGTGACAGCAGATCATTAGATCTTGTCAATCATGATTTAGGAAACCTGAACTACATTCTGCATGGTGGCAGTGGCACAGGTATCAATACTGGCGGTTTCCACTGGTTCAAAGGCACAAGTCCTTTGATGTCCCTATCTTACGCTGGTAATTTGGGTCTGGGTGTCACAGCACCTACTCAAAAGTTAAGTGTATCTGGTGTATCAACCTTCTCTGGTAACACGTTTATCACTGGAGATTTGAGTATAACCGGTGCCATGACACTCACTGGTGCCCTAACGGCAGGTAGTTTTAAGGGTGATATACTCGCACCTAATGGGTCAAATACTGTATTTGATAATGGTAGTGGTGATGGTTCTAATGGAAGATCCCTTGTCAATACTCATGTAACTACAGGTGTCTCTACATTTTTCAATATCAAGCATAATAACAATGCTTATGCTATTTTTGCAACAACTGACAATCAAGGAATTGAGAGAACTGACGGAAACGCTCTGAGATTTGCTATTAACCCACCAACACTTCCAGGCGGTTCGGGGTCTCCAAGAATTACAATTACACAGAAAGGATGTATCGGTTCAGGTACAACCAACCCTCAATGTGCTCTTGACCTAGGTTCTGCAACCGCTAATGATGATGGCGAATCATTCTCCTCTGATAGGTTTATGATTCTTCCAAAAGTTTCTACCACAAATAGAGGAAACTTAAATAACTTGACTGCTGGTGCTGTAATCTACAACACCACACTCAATAAAATACAGGTCTATACAGGATCTGGATGGGAAACAGTAACTTCTAGCTAATATGGCATTACCTGCTTCAGGGCAACAAATATCCGCTGATCAAATCTCTGACGAGTTTGGTAGGAACGCTACCGGTAACTCAATGTCATTGGGTGATTATAGACTGACACAATCTGTTGGTTCATTATCATTCAACGGTATTGATAGTGGTGTTCCAACATCGGGTGAAATTAAGTTCAGTGACTTCCACGGCAAGAGATTGAATGTTGTTGTTGACTTCCACACTGGTGGACAAGAAAGCAGACAAAATGCTAAAAGTAGATATAACGGTAATAGTGTAACAGTTATTGGTGGTTTTAGGGGTAAGAAAGAAGCAGGTTCAAAGATTCTTATTCACGTCAATAAAACCATTGGTTCTGAAAAAGGAGATCAGAGTAGAGTTGCTCTAAGAACCGGTAGTTGGGATTCTGATGTTGCATTAAGTGTTGATGTTGGTAGCAGTGGAAGATTATATGGTGCTGGTGGAGATGGTGGAGAAGGTTCTGATAGTTTTTCCGATTCTGGTAGCAATAGTGCAACCAGTGGAGGTAATGGAACCTCCGCACTAGGCATTGAACACGAAGAAACTGCCGTCAACATTCAAAGTGGTGGAAGAATAAGGTGTGGGTTTGGTGGTGGAGGTGGTGGATCAGGTGCTCGCCAGGTTGATAGAGGTGCTGATAGAAGTGCTTGCGGTGGTGGCGGTGGCGGTGGTGCTGGTCTTCCTGCTGGCAATGGTGGTGACCGAGGAAGAAGACGTTCTGGTAATGAAGATGAAGTTACAACCGGTAACGATGGTAGTGCAGCTCAACTAGAAGAAAATGGTGAAGGTGGATCAGGTGGTAATAATGCCGATGAAGCTTTTGGTGGATCTGGAGGACGTGGCGGCGACCCTGATGAAAGTCCTCAAGGTGGAAATAACGGCAGTCCCGGTGATGGTAGTTCTGCTGGTTCAGCAGGTGCAAATGGTTCTGCTATTCGTAGGTCTAATGGTAATATCGTGGTTGATATTACAAATGCAGGAGATCTCACAGGAGATACGAGTGCCACAGGTGTAGCATAAATATCTAAAAATACTTTGTTATGTCTGATAATTTTGTTGTGCGCTATCGTGGTGCGTTTTCACGCAAAGAGTGTGCTGACTTAGTACAGTACATTGACTATCTGGATAACAATAATTTATTGTTCTATGACAGAGAAAAACTTCATCAAGTTGATAATAAAACCATAAATGTAAACAATGGTTTTAATCTGGATGTAACTGCTGCGTCTAGAATATCACAGCAAATCTTACCAAACATGAAGATTTGCATTGATGAATATGTGAACATGTTCAGTCTATTACAGACAAGCGAGTTTGCTGTATATGACTGTAAGTTAAAAAAGATTCCGCCCGGTGGTGGATTCCATTCTTGGCATTATGAGAATGGTTCATATATTTCAGCACCAAGATCTTTTGTCATTCAAGTATATCTTAATGACGAATTTGATGGTGGAGAAACAGAATTTTTGTATCAAAACTTACGGGAAGAAGCAGTCACTGGAGATGTGATTATCTTTCCTGCTGGGTTTACACATACTCACAGAGGTAATCCACCTATTGGTGGAACAAAATACATTGCAACTACATGGGCAGTTGTTCAAGATAATGGAGGACAAGAATGAAAGAAACTTTGAAGTTGGTTCAATACCCAGACCCTTTCCCACATATTATAGTCAAGAATTTCTACAATCCAGATGAACTAGATTTGATCTGGGAAGAACTAGATTTTTATACGAAACCTGGCAAGTTAATGAAAGCAGAGGATTTCGGTGGCATTGTTGGATATACAAATTCTAGTGCAATTATTCTAGATCAACTGTATAGAAATTATTCCACAGGTAAACATTATGGGATCAATGGCAATCCAAACTTTAGACCGATGTCTAACATCTTGACAGTGAATAGAAAGATATTCACATCTGGTATTCTAGATGCTTTTGCTGATATTCATGGATGTTGTTCTATTGCTCCGAAAGCAAACTTTGATGCTACTAAGGTTAGATACTACCACGATAAGGAATACTACCGCCCACATACCGACAAGTCAACACAATACCTAGCATTTACATTTTTCCATAAGGAACCTAAAAAGTATGGGGGTGGAGACTTGTTCTTCCCTGAATATGATTATGAGTATGGATGTGATAATAACTCATTGATCGTGTTTCCTGGATGGGTCAAGCATGGTGTTAATAAAGTGTCAATAAAGGATTCGGATTACTACGAAGGGTACGGGAGATATTCTATCACAACTTTCTTCAGTAATGTGTCTGAACAGGACAGGGCTTGACAAAAGTACCAAAAGTCCTTAGACTGTGCCTTGTCGCGGTTGATGGGAACATCATGAGCTCAAAACACAATGGGTTCATCGGTAGAAGCGTGCTATAATATCTGCAAGACACCAAACCCAATGACCATCACCCTTCGTCCCCATCAGCGTCAAGCATGTGATGCGATGTTGAAGTACAACAAAGGTCAAGTCATCATCCCTACAGGTGGTGGTAAGACCATGTGCATGATACAGGATGCACTGGATCACTTTGCCATTCATGATGCTGGCATCATCGTTGTAGTTGCTCCTCGTATCCTGTTGGCACAACAGTTGTGCTCTGAGTTCTTAGAGCACATTGAGATGGCTGCTGTTCTCCATGTTCACAGTGGTGAAACAGAGCACTTTAGCACTACAAAATCCTCTTACATCAAACGGTGGAGTGATCAGGCATATCGTAAGCAACTGATCTTTACTACCTATCACTCTCTTCACAGGGTTCAGGAATCTGGTATCAATGCTCACACTATCTACTTTGATGAGGCACACAACTCTGTAAAGCGCAACTTCTTTCCTGCCACTGAGCACTTCAGCAATGATGCTGAGCGTTGCTACTTCTTCACTGCCACACCTAAGCACTCTGTCAGCATCTTCAAACCTGGGATGAATGATGGTGAAGTCTATGGTCAGGTGATTTGTAATGTGCCTGCCCCTAAACTTGTGGAAGAGGGTTACATTCTCCCACCTAAGGTCTCCATCACGGAACTGCCTCAGGGTGACTTCAAACAGTCTGACTGTCAGAACCTGCTGGATACGATTGACGGCAACTCCCTTGACAAAATCCTGATTGCTGCTAGGTCAACACGTCAGATCGTCAAACTGCTGGCGGAATCAGACTTCTACCATCAACTGCGTGAGCGTGGATACTCTTGCCTCTACATCACGTCAAAGACTGGTGCTTTCATTGATGGTGCCAAGGTTGACAGGGATGAGTTCTTCAAGACACTCAACGCTTGGGGCAAAGACCCTGAGAAGCGTTTCGTGGTAATCCACCACTCTATCCTATCTGAGGGCATCAATGTCAATGGTCTGGAAGCAGTGCTCTTCATGCGTAACATGGACTGCATCGGTATCAGTCAGTCTATCGGTCGTGTGATCCGCTTAGGAGACCGTCACAAGACCTTTGGCTTGGTTTGTGTGCCTGTCTATGATAAAGTGGGCATAGGCACCGCCAGGTCCGTCCAGGCGGTCGTAGACACTGTATTTGAACAGGGTCAACCCGCCATCTCTACTATCCGTCGCTAACCATGAA